TATCTTCACTTACATATGCACCATCTGGATGGAAATCTTTACCCCAATTATTATCATAAATGTCATACATAAACTTTTTAAAATCACCTTGTTCCAAGTAATTATACGTTACAGTACCTATTACACATTTTGTTTTATTTTTATATTTTTTTATATTTTTTTCAAACGGTAAGCCGTTTTTGTTTGTATTAGCTCCACCGGCACCAGTTCCTTTATTCTTCATGATATAAATAACATTATATGTATAACTTAGGTTTATATACACCTAAGTATAGCAAAAGGCTTAAAGTTTTTATTACTAATTAAGATATAATACAATGTCTCTCGAACAAGATTACACTACTGTCCCCGGCCAACTTTACGCGTGCTTATCCGTCGTCGGACCGGAAGCACCCCAAAAAAATGATAAATTTGGTATCAAGATCAGGGGTGCATTTCAGACCCGCGACGAAGCGGCATCACACGCAAAGCGTCTTCAAAAAGAGGATGCGACGTTTGATATTTACGTTGTTGATATGTATAAATGGTTGTTAATTCCACCAGACAATACTAAAATTGAAGATGCACATTACACTAACGAAAAGCTTGAAGAGCTCATGTCAGGGTACAAGGAAAATCAGGCATTGGCTGCACAAATGTTTGCCGAACGTAAACGCGATATGATGGCGACGGGTACTTCTTCGTTTATTAAACCGGGTGATGAAAACTCAAAATATTATACGAAACCGGATGAGGCACCGATCAGTCACCCAGCCGAAGTTTTGGAACGTTTGCAAAAGGAAAAGCCGGATGCATCAATGGAGGATCTTGTTAAGGAGGCCGATGCCATTGTTGCCGAAGAAATTGAAGAAAGAAAGAGAAAACGTGAAGCTGAAGCTGAGGCCGCCGAGTCCCAGGCTTCAAATGAAGCACAAGTTACAGAAGGGGAAGTCGAAGAAGGTGAAGAAGTAGAATCTAAAGAAGCGTAAATTAATTTTGTTATATAAATGTAAGTATGTTGAGTATTATAATAAACATAATCACCATAATTATTGTCTTAGCTATGTCTGGTTTATTTTTACGATTGTATGATGATCGAAAAAGTAAATCTGGTACAGAAAATGTAAGTGCATCCGATGTTGCACAAGATATATTAAATGACCCACTCGTCGTAAGTCGCGCTTATTTTACAGAACCTGAATTAGGTCCAATTGGTGATTTTGTAGGACACGAAACATCGTCTAAGTATATTTGGTTAAGGGGTAATCCTATCCAGGTCTAAGAATAACAGGTTGCATAGTTTTACCCATAAAAAAACCTAAAATAAACGATACAAATATGATAACGTATGCCGTTTTATCTAAATTCGAAAAGATATCGTTATTTTTTTGTTGTTGGTAATGATTTGGTTCATAATACTGTTGCGGCGGATGCGAAAAATAATACGGTTCATTATTTCTCGGTTCACGTTGTTTTATTTCCTCGTCATCATCGTCAACGTGTTCTTTATGTATAAAGTCGTCTGGATTATAATCGATAGGTGTTCCAACGTCGGCTTCCATTTATAAAATTGTGGTCTATTTTTTTAAGCTTATTATTCCTCACCATCGTCTTCTTCGTCATCGACAACAAAGCCTTTCAAATTACCATTTTCATCCATATCGTCATCATCCCCGTCTGTAAAATCATCTTCATCATCCGTTTCCATAAGATCTATATCTTCTTCGCTATCGATATCTGATTCCGTTTCATAATCATCATCATCGTCAAAATCGTCTTCTGGGAGATCCTCTACCGGATCTAAACGTTCCGGGACTTTAGAAACACGTCCAGACCGTGTGCGTGTAGTAACACTTGCTTTTGTCATAGTATAGAATATTGTACGTTTATTCTTTTAAATACATTACGCACGGTTAAGTGTTTCATTTATTAAAACAAGTTCAAATTCTGCGTTTATTTGATTAGCTAATGCATCTACTTCTTCAATAACACTAGAATCACTGGAAACGGTGTAGAGTGCGAGTTCGCGTAAATTTCTAAGTGCTCGATCTATCAATTTTTTTGAAATGTCAACGTGTGATTTATATTCTATAGCCATGTTTATGTTTGCTAAAAATTCTTTGTATAAAACTTCGTTTAAACCTGAATAGGGGAGTGTTTCGCGTATGAGTAGGGTTATATGATTTGTTCCTGTATCTTTTTTAATTAAAGACGATGCTAAGTATACCATAACAATAACTAAGAGTACGGCTAACATTCTATAAGGTACTCACAATTTTATCTGTGAGATTATGTGCGCGACATTTACATTTACACACTTGTTGAATTTGATTTTTTATGATCTTAAATGATATGTTTTGTTCACATGTAAGACACATCTCTTTTGTAATTACTATGTATTTTTTAGGTCCTGTACTTTTTAATGTTTCTATACAAAACGTGTCTGTTATAAAAACATTCTTTTTTATAAACTTTTCGAGAAGTTCATTGTCTGGATTTGATTCAACTGTAGTTTTTTTACGTGGTACACATTTTTGAACTTTACCATCTTCGTAAAGTATATCGGTTATCTTCTTTGATAATTGGTATTCTCTACCCGAAAAATCTTTACAAAATCCATAGAATCTTCCTTTCATGGTTTCACAATCACAAAAACACTTTTGTCTTATGGTATCGCCTGTTATATGAAACCAAACGTGATTCGAATTATGAGCACGACGTAAATTCTCACAATACTTTGATGTTGTTGAAACCAAAAACTGATTTTCGTAATTGTACATTTTCGTTATATTTGCTGAACTCTGACCTTCTAGATATTTGTTTACAAACTCTTCGACGAGTAGTAGAGCTTTCTGATTTTCAAATACATTTTTCGTTTGTAAATTTGTAAACGCTCCTTCATCACGCTTTTTCAAACTTCCTTCTACGATCACAGGTTCTGTATCCTCTGTACGTAAAGTTGCCATATGTAACATATCGACGGTTGGATTTTGTTTCGTTTTTTGTAACATGGCTAACGGACCATGTTTATATATGAAAATTGGTAAATATTCACTTTGTGTTTCCTTACCTGTATTTTCACACGTTTCACACCCCAGTCCCGAACACACTTCGTGTTTTGCCCGTTTATGTGACCAAGGCATACGAAAACCACTTCCTTTTGTGTTACGCGAAGAACTACCATACACAGAGATATCCACTATATTTTCCCAGTTACGTGAACCATACGCTAATTGTAGTGTATTTATAACGTGTTCTCGTAGAGCCAGTGCGGACGATCTATTTACGACAAATCCTGACCAATTAATATGTATTCCCGTTTTTATAAGGTTTCCGATTGGTTTGGGTTCGGCGACGGATACTAAAGCATCTTTACCACCAAATTTTGATACTTTATCACATATAACCTTACATATACTTTCAATCTGTTCAAAAGATAATTCGTCTTCATCTTTATAATCGAGGTCCATGAAAAAGTTATAATTTTCGGTTTTTTGTTCGACGATAAAAACCTTTTCACTAGCGGTATACGCGTCCACGTATTTTTCATAAAAATCATTCAATCTATCAAATGGCACGGACAGAACACCGCCGTCCATGAGCACATGTGATAGATTGGAGTTATTTGCAAAACCTTGGTCTATACACCAACGTTTAAACATACTTACCAAAGAGTAGCTTTATTTTTTTATATACATTCATTCATCTTCATAGTCGTGATGCCAAATGGAGCGTCTATACGAAACTTCGGGATAATTTTCTTCTTCTGATAGACTTTTTTTCAAAACAAGGAGTGCATAAACTTTATCTTCCTGGTGTAATTCTATGTATCTATCGGCACGTTCTGGAGTATATGCGTGTCGTTCAATGAGAAGTTCGCGAATTTGAGACAAAATGTAGTTCTTTGACTTCATTATTTAATACAGAAGGTTTTTCTATCGAGTGAAGTCACACACGCATAAAATTCTGGATTATTAAGTATATTTTTGACTATACGATCCCATTGTTTTTTCGTACTAAACTCAGAAAGTGTTTCAAAATTCATAAAATCATTTTCATCGTGTGTACGTTTTATTGGTTGTTTCTGGATCTTTCTAAGATTCATTTTCTGTTTTTCATCGTTAAACTTTCGTATAAGTTCGGCCTGTTCCTGGATAGTGTAATCGACAAAAAATATATAAACATTATATTCAAGTTCAACACCTGGACTTTCCGTTACTTCAAATTTAAATTCTGTGTATTCACCTTTTTTTAAAGAAACAACACCTCGTGTTTCTTCTTCGAGTTCCCTTAAAGCACATCTTATCGGGTTCGGTATCTCTCGTCGTCTGCACCCTCCGGTGACGAAAATCCAATCTTTGAATCTTCGATCCCGGACAGTGAGGAATCGTGGTTTATCACCTATAAAAGTGACGGGGACTGCAATTGCTTTATATTTTTTCATTGCTCATTCGCAAGTTATAATTGAATAAGATGATTATTCTGAAGATTCTTCTTCAGTTTCCTCAACTTGAGTTTCTAAAACCGGTTCTTTTTGTATTTCTACTTCACTCATAGATTTTGGAGCTGGTCTGGATAAATGAGTCATGAGGTTTCCATAGAATCCCTTGACCCCTTCCATTTCTGATTTCGTTTTATTGAGTTCTCTGTACATGTATATTGTGGCAACAATACACATGAGCACGGCAACTATGGTCGCGGTATCACGATCGAGCGTAAACATTTTATATATAAAAATACGGGCTAAGTTTTTAAGTTCGTATAATCGCACCCATATGTGTTCTCTTTTCTGGAGGACACTGGTACCCCTTTTGGGCGAACTGAATCTCTTGGTAATGACCTTCTTTACACTCGGCGTTTTGTAAAGGTTCGGCTACTAAATGGTTTAGTGTACCCGCTTTTGGGTCATACGTTAAAACAAAAATGAAACCTATGAGAAAGACTAATTGCCAAAACATTTATAGTAAGCGACTAAATTAAATTAAATTAGTTGGAATACATCAAACCACCCATACCATTCTCGATACGGAGGATGTTATAGTTGATGGCATAAATATCGTCGTTTGAGTTTGCGGTATCGTTAACAATTCTTGCGGAATCGAGACGACTGAAGTTGAGTGAACCGGTCGGCTGGATTTTAGATGTATCGAGGCAGAATGGGTACAAGAAAAACTTGTCGTTTGCACCTGTAGATGAAAGAGTACTTGTATATGTTTGAGCATTTAAGTCATCCAATACATTAGAATTGAGAGGTGAAGATGTAGTTGAAATAGATGTAATTGGCTTCGCACCGGCCGTGTGGTAATACGAAGTGATCGCAGTGTAGTGTGGATCGGTATACTTGAAATCAGTCACATCCGTACCATTGATTTGGAGCTTGATCTTGTTAGCCACACCTTCAACCACACCTGCAATTGTAAGTGCACTACCGTCTGCGGCCGCTAAACACTTGATTGGGTGGTTAAAGTTGAGTTCCTGGATTCTCGAACCCGAGGCGACCGCCTTTTGTGTTTGTGTGATAACCATGGTTTGTGGCATGGAGGATAACGCCAAACGTTCATCGGTATCGAGATAAATGAATTGTGTGTACACTTCAAACTTGGCACTTTGAAGAGCGCTTCCCCACGTGATTCTCAATTCAACATCGTGATATTGTAAAGCGATTAAAGGTATTGCCGATTGGGCATTCTCGCAAAATGAAAATCTGAGTGGGTAAAACTTACTGAGAGCTGCTTCTGCAAAACCAGACGTAGATTTAGTCAAGTTTTGGGCTAAGATCGACGGTGCGATATATTGGGAAAATACCGACGTTTGATCATCGATGACTTGTCCACCAATGAGAAGCTCGACTTTAGAAATAGCACCGACCCATTCGGCTGGTGTAAAAGGAACAGCTTGAGTACCGTTATTTGGGGCGATATAGACATATCCAATCATATCCCCCTTTCTTTCAAAGCGAACGGTCGACATACCGTTTGCGGATGGGTTGCCCTGTATAACCTGTCTTTCAACAGTTTGGGCAAAGTTCGTGTGACGTTTATAGTTGGATCTAAAAAAAGAAACTTCAGGTTGGCCGACGAGATGCGCATCTTGGGCACCCACGGCAACGAGTTGAGCAATACCTCCAGACATATTTTATATTATACTAAGGTTTTATTTTTTAAATATCTTCCGTGAAGGTTCCATAATTCGTTTTGAGTTTGGTATATATTTCCGCGACTGGATTAATATTGGATGTTGTACTCACGTTAGAAACTGTAACAACCTCGGCACCGACTGTTACTTTACCTTGTGTTTTTGAATCTTTACTGATATGGTGATCGAAAATAGCTGTCAATGTATACGTATTCGAATCTGGGGAAAATTTGAATATTTATGTGATGTTGTTGATTTTTACGTAATCCTACGTAAAATTCTGATAATTCTGCGCCTGTGTTAAGACTTTTAGTTTCGGTGACCTGTATTCCCATTGGGTATATATACTTTAAAAATATATTATTTTATTTGGCGAATTCAAACCATTCGGCGGTCCACTCAAAACCCGAAGTATTACGTGCCTTTATTACAAGCTCGTACCTGTACGAGGGGCTATTTTGAAAAGTTAATGTACTTGCGTTCGGATCGGGGAATACGTTGAATGTATCCCTGTCCGTACCCATGGTCATTACTTTGAAAGCATTAGGACCGGTTTTATCAACAGAACCATTGGCGAATATAAAGTAAAAATGATACTCGTACGGTAAACTTGTTGGTAAAGTGTGGTCTAAATTTATTTTTCTAAAATTAGAAGGCATCATGGAATAGGCTGAAGAATTGAAGTTATAATTCGTAGGGGAGAAACTCGAACTAATATCAATACCTTCAAAGAAGTATGGAGGATAATTCAACGACGTGGTTATGTAGGCACCGAAATCACCTGTAGCATAACTTCCACCACCACCACCACCACCGGATGTCACATTCATTTCTTCTACCGTAAACAAAATTATATTTGGATTATCATCCGAACTAGCTTGAAGAACCTCATGGTGTATACGGTATTCCTTATTCTGCGTTAACGTCATACCAACACTTTTATCAAAATTTGTATATACATTTGTTTGAGACGCTTGACTCCAATAAATAGAACTATTGTTATAATAAAATTCTATCTGACTCGCCTGAAATGTGGGACTAGATGGACCACCTTGTGTAAAATAAAAGTCGTGTGAATGACCGACCCCTAAATACCCAAGTTTTAATCGAAACGTACTCCCGGAAAACGATGCAGACGAATTGTAGGCTACGTTATGTATCGCAGAATCTTGATTATATGTGGTTATTCCGTCAGAAGCATAAGTTGGACTAAATTCCCTTGTTTTTGTAAAGTCCGCGGCTGATAATCTTGCTTCGACAGTTACTTGATTCGTATTTTCTTTTGTAATTTCAAGTATTAAAAACCTATCTATTGATGCTCTGTTGTCATATGGAATATGAAGAGTATGATCTTGAAAATTTGAATAAACGGTTTGATACGTACCATTTATAAAGACTAATAAAGAAGAACCTCGCGCGATTTTTCCTTCTATTCCAGTCTGCGATGTATGCATTTTTAAAACCAGTTTTTGACCTTCGGTCATTTCTGTTGAAATTTGTATGGTATCAATCGTCGATGACGTGAGATAAACGTCATAAGATGTTGCTTTATACATATAATCGTATGGACCACCACTAACATCAACAGTGATCTCATTCCCAGCAGTCGCACTAATAGTAACCGTACCAGCAGTCATACCACCACCACCACCACCACCGGATGCCGCATTCATTTCTTCTACCGTGAATAAAATTGCGCCGTCGCTTAGGGCTGGGTAATCATCCGAACTAGCTTTAAGAACCTCATGGTGTATACGGTATTTTTTATTGTACGTTAACGTCATACCAACACTTTTATCAAAATTTGTATATACAAATGTTCCATTCGCTGTACCCCAAGGACTAGAACTACTGTTATAATAAAATTCTATCTGACTCGCCTGAAATGTGGGATTAGATTGATCAATTTGTGTAAAATAAAAGTCGTGTGAATGACCGACCCCTAAATACCCAAGTTTTAATCGAAACGTACTCCCGGAAAACGATGCAGACGAATTGTAGGCTACGTTATGTATCGCAGAATCTTGATTATATGTGGTTATTCCGTCAGAAGCATAAGTTGGACTAAATTCCCTTGTTTTTGTAAAGTCCGCGGCTGATAATCTTGCTTCGACAGTTACTTGATTCGTATTTTCTTTTGTAAATTCAAGTATTAAAAATTTACTTGTTGTTGGGGCGCCGTCATATGGAAAATGAAGAGTATGATCTTGAAAATTTGAATAAACGGTATGAGGCGTACCATTTATATTGACGGTTAAAGAAGAACCTCGCGCGATTTTTCCTTCTTGTAATTGATTCGATGTATGCAATTTTAAAACCAGTTTTTGACCTTGGGTCATTGCTGTTCCAATATTTATGGTAACAATCGTCGATGACGTACTACCAAGGTTATAAGATGTTGCGTTATACATATAATCGTATGGACCACCATTAACAGCAACAGTGATCTGATTCGAAAAAATACTTACACTAGCCGTACCAGCAGTCATACCACCACCACCACCGGAAGCTGCAGCCCACGATGGGTTACCTCCAGCAACTGTAAGTACCTGTCCAGTCGATCCTATACCCAGTTTAGTTAATGAACTAGAACCATTCGCGTATATAATATCACCTGTAATGTAACTTGATATATTTGTACCACCATCTCCAACTGCAAGTGTTCCCGTAATGGAAGAAGCACTTAGATTGACCGCGAGTTGATTTGATTCGATAACCAAACCCCCGTTTGTTTTTGCATCTATGGCCACCGTGGGTGTTCCACCTTCAGAAGCTGCACCAGCTGTAATACCATTTCCACCGGTTATAGATTGTACGTAATTACCTGTCGTGTGCGAACCTAAAGTTATAAGGTTATCAAGTGTAGTTGCACCCGTCCCACCATTTCCAACTGCAAGTGTTCCCGTAATGGAAGAAGCGCCTAGATCGACCGCGAGTTGATTTGATTCGATAACCAAACCACCGTTTG